CAGGGGAGATGATACGTGAACGCTCTGACTCACGGGTGGAATCGGAGGCTTGCCATTGACCACGGAAGATACGCTCGTACTCTTCCCAGTTATCAATGTAGTTAGAGTCACGGAAGTCACGCCAACGCTCACAGTGATCCATCACCCAAGAGACTAGTTCTTTGTCGTTCTCAGACGGCTCTTCAAACTGAGCGTCATTATTATCTTCAATCTTAGCCATCTTATTCCTTATTAATCTTTGGTGGAATCACTGAAGGGTTCATCATCCACTTCTTGTTCCCTAGCATCTGTGATAGGCCCACCTACAAGCCATGCGGAGCAAGTACGATCAGCTGCACACTTGAAGTCGAAGAGTTCACAGTAACCTAGCTTGGCGCTATCCATGACAATTTGAGCGTAGCCTTCTTTGTCATCATCAATGCCATCACGAATACACTCTAGCATCTTGGAAGTCTGGATGAAAGCGGAGCAGTTACCGCAACGCATCGACTTAGCTTGACTTATGCTAGTCTGCCATTCGTTAGCCTTCTCGTTCCAGAAAGCACCATTGGACAGTTCAGGATTAGCAGGGCCGTAGCCGTACTCCTTAAACGCCTTGTCCCTGTTCTTCAGGTTTACATGGATGTCGTGAGTGGCAATAGGGCATGTTTTCATAATGTTGGCAATGTATCACAAAAGTGTTAGTTTGTCAAGCTTTTTATTTACCACTTAACTTTATTAGCGACTGCTTCACACATTTCTATGAAGTAGTCTTGAGAATACTGCTGTTTTGCCATATTTACATCCTTATGCAAGAGTTGTACATTTTCTTTAATGTAGCCTTCACTTGAATCAATCCGATCAATGGACACAGTAGCTGTTAAGCCTTTTTCTGACCAGCCGATAGGCCAACCAGTTAAAGCACATTTACTTTCTTGCGCCTCATACATATCTAGGATATCTTGTGGCTGTAAATCCCAAGCGTGGCCTCGTGAAAGACCGCCTTTTCTTTTAACTTCAAACCAAGTAATAGGCATAGGGCCTAACTTACCTTTAAAGTTATTAGAGCTGTTAGAACAAGCTTTACACTTCCAATCACCTTTTACAGCAGATTTGTAGTGATCTAGGCGACCATACGACTGTTCTGAGCCACAAGAGCTACACAACTTCGTGTATTTTTGTTTAGGGGCTACCATTTGATTTTATTCGACCGCCAAGCTGCTGACATCTTACCTTTAGCGATGTTCTTAGCGTGACGGTCTTTGAAGGCTTTGTTACGAGCTGAACCATCAGGACTACCTTCTACGCCTTGCTGACCGAAGCGGATCAACTTGATCTCATCGCCTTCCTTAGCCAAGACAGCGTGACTCTTAGTGGCATGACCGGGAGTCTTCTTAGGTTTGTTGTAACCTGCGAACTCTTCACTTCCTCGTTTGATAGTCATTTTGTTTTAGCCTTCTTTGGTTTCTTAGCAGTCTTAGCTGATTCCTTGAAGTCCATCGCTGTAGGAGCGCCTTTGCTGCCGACCTTACGCATAGTCTCACCTGAGCCAGCTGCGATACGTTTACGTTTAGCGTTGATGTTTGCGTATAGTCCTGTAGCCATAATATTCCTTATTTAATGGTAAAACCCATAGGGTCTGTGTAGAACACGTTATCAGGGGTAGTAGTTGACCACTTCTTAGCATCTTCAAAAGTGTTCAAGCCGATGTTGTCAGGATCAACCCTGTACTGGCGCATGAAGAACTCTTTCCACGCTGTAGGGTGGCTAGGGTCTTTCAACATACGTCCTGTACTGGTAGAGGAAAGCATATGAGGTCTATTGTCCTCTTTGCTGATACTTTCCTGCATATTGTCTTTAAACGCACCCCGATAGTCATAATCAGAGTTCTTGAGGATCATGTCGATAATGCGTTGGTTATCTAGCTTATCAGGTGAAACACCCATTTCAGCCGCTATGTCTTGTTTATTAGCGTTAAAGATCTGAGTCTTCGATAACCAATCCCTGAACTTTTGTTCTTCAGTGGCAGGTAATACCGTAGGCGACCAAGGAGTAGCCTTAAACTGTAAATACTGGTTAATCCAATCTGCCATGTTGTTAGTATCCTGATATTACATCTAAAACTTCGTGATCGTCTTCTTCGTACTCTTGCTGGTACGTAGTCATAGCCAGTTGATCTACGTAAGACAAGGAGTCAATCAAGTCATCGTGAACCCCTGTGGCGGGGAACATAATGAACTGATCCTCAAATTGCTTCCAATCCTCATCGACGTTCAAGCTTATACGCCCATGCTCGAAACGACCTTGTAAGGCCCATACGACCCTATCAGTCTTCTTCTTGTTCCCGTGAGTGAGGTCGTGGATGTGCGTATACACATTGTTCTTCCTCATCAAGTCTTGAAGGTAGTGCATCACAGCATTCTTCAAGGCTCCTCTCTCGATACCCACAGCGACAGGTTGGTACTCTTTCACAGCTAGGAGGATCTTAGAAGCAGTCTCTCTGATGTCCCAACGCCCGTGGATGATCTTCTTAACCCACCAGTCACCGTTGTCTAGTATCTTGCAGACAGTGATCGCTGATTCATCCAAGCGTTTCTTAGAGGCTCCAGCGTTCTTAGCGACATCTTCAAAGCCAGCCAAGTCAATCGCAATGACGTAGTCACCATATTGAGGTTCATCTTTGTACTTTAACCATTCTTCTTTAAATAGATCACTACCCGCTGTATCGAAGGAAGACAGGTATTCCTGCTTGAAGGCGAAGGAGCTTAGAGTTCTCTCAGCAGCTTCAATCTCCTTAGGGTCGATAGTCTCATTATCCTTGGTGGTGTAGTGCCAGCTCTTCCATTCCTCATCAGTCTCTTCCTGACCTAGGTTGAACAGATCGTAGAACCAATTACGTCCACTAGGGGTACTGATAAATAAAGCTCTACCCTTCTTGTCAGACAGGGAAGCTCGGATGATCTTCTGCCATGTGTCTTCTTTGATAAAGGCACACTCATCTAGTACTACGTAAGTAAGAGATACACCCCGTAGAGAATCAGGATTATCAGCACCACGTACCAGAATTTTTCTTCCGTTGACAAGGGTGATCTCCAAGTTGTTAACGTGAGATGACTTGATGACAGGTCTACCTAGGTCTAGCAGGAGATCCCACAAAATCGTACGGGCTTGTCCCAAAGTCGGGGCAATATACATTACCGCGCTACCCTCAGGGCAATTCAAACCTTCGATCAGTAAGCTAATAGCAGACAAACGGGATTTACCACATCGGCGACCAGCAGCTACAACTTTAAAACGGTGGTTATCTTTGAAAACCGTTTGTTGCCAATTTAGTAACTTAAAATTTAACTCAGCCACGATGTCCCTTTACGTAATCCGCTGCTTTGATTAGCAGTTCTGGATTGTCCTGAAATAACCCTAACCCTGTGTTACAAGGCCCACACAAGAGGTCTCTAACCTTACCTGTATCATGGCAATGATCCACAGCTAGTTTCTTAGCTTCTGGAGCTTTACCACAGATTTTACAACCATAGTCCTGATACACAAGCTTTTTGTCGTACTCTTCTTGTGTAATCCCATAATTCTTTTTAAGCTGATAAGCAGCTCTAGACTTAACAAACTCAGGTTGCCTTTGTCTTTCTTTTTCTACGTTACTACGACAAACCTTACAAGCGTGTCTACGAATACCTTTATCCCTGTAATGCCAGTGAAAGTCCGTGACGGGCTTCTCTTGCAGACAAGTAGTACATGTCTTTACTTCCATTTTGTAATTCCTCTTGAAAAGGTCAGGTGTTTAGACACACGCACCTGAGACGTGTTTCAAGCCGATTACTCGGTGTCTTATTTCTTCTTAGGTTTAGCTTTCATTGGCTTCTTAGGGGAAATGGTAGCACCTTTAGGGTACATCTTTTCCATTTCCTTTACGAAGCCTTTAGAAGGCTTTTGAGGTTTCTTGGTTGTTGCCATGATAGGCTCCTTTCAGTTAAAAATATTGTTGCCACTTCAGTAGCTGGAAGTTAAGAGCCGTCATAGCTCCTCTTCCTCATCCACTTCGTTCTTAGGCGTAACGTCCTCAATGTCGTACTGAACTTCCTCCAAAGCATCGACAGTAGGCGCAGTGAGACCTGTAATGTTAATGCTAATAGAAGGAGTACCAGATCCTTGTTTAGTTTGTTCAAAAGCACTGACGGGCATTATCCTATCTACGACTAGCTTCCATGCAGCTGCTTGGTTCTTATGGTCATCATTGAGAGCAGCATTGAGGATAGTCTCTAAGACCTTGGCTGACTTAGGGGAGTTAAGCATCCTAGCTTTGTACTCATCGATAATAGCCTTATCACCCTTAGGACGACCTAAAGTTCCTCTGTTCTTGGACTTCTTAGCTACTATCTCACCCTTCTTGGGTCTACCTCGTCCTCTGACTTTTAACTCTGTACTTTGTTCCACATCTTTGTCCTTATAGGAGATGTACTACTATTGATAATAATAAATACGGGGAAACCTACTTAGAGTACTCTAGAGTACCTAAGACATTTAACATTAAAGCAAGAATCTAAATGAAGTATATACTTACTTATTGAACCCTTGTGTACATCTTAGCTTAACTAAGGACGGTAAGGTTGACAAGCTAGTAACTCACTTAGAAACTTCCTGTATTTAAACTAAGTAGCCTGTCTACTTAGACTTCATTTGAGTTCTTGGAAGGATTACCTTCAATGAGAATTATATAGTACTTTTCTCATTTGTCAAGTACTTTCTCATATTTATTTAGTCTACTGTCACATAGGTGACTACATAGACCTCTTGTGTCCACTTTCATGACCTCAAGGGTCTATGACAGCCCTCCTGTGCACAGATTATCTCCACAGATCTAACCTGTCCCTAATTAGTTCCATAACTTCTTTGATTTTATTAGACTTTTTAGTCATGATTGTCTCCTTTCTTAATTACTCTTTTTTGTGTACTTAGGAGGCTCCCACAAAAGTAAACACCATAGCCCACCCCTCCCCCCCTATCAAGTACTAAGTAGTACTACGTAGGTATAAACCCTTACATGCTACTGACCAAGTAGTCATTAAAGTTATCCACAGGATCTCCACAGTAACTGAGTGAGGGACGATGAAGCACCTATAAAGTACTACATGGATATGCTTACAGTACTGGATAGACGTACAGTATAGGGTAAACACCTAGGTTTCACAATATGATATAGTATTTCAAAGAATCATATAATTATGTATTATGCACCACAATGGTAATAAGTTATCCACAGTTTATTCATATCAGTGCATAAATGCATCATATCAGTGCATCATAAGTGTTGTAAATAAACAACACATACGACAATAGGTTACATAATATCAACGTATATCCTGTAAGTAATACTGTAGTACTACAATATCTTAGTTGGCATACATCGTGCAATATAAACTACGTTATCAATTAATCATCAAGGGGCTATCATGCACGAATTCGTAGATCGCGTAATTATTCCAGCATTAGGGTTTATCTCTATTGTAGTTATCTGGCTTACCGCATAAACTAATCATTCATTCAACTACTTATCAAGGATCGATACATCATGCAACAGTTTAAAATTATCCCCATTGTCGCTATGACAAAAAATCAAGGCGCAACAGTATGCGGTAGCTTATCAGTTACCAGCAAAATGCCTTGCAAGAGCTATAGCTTACCTACGGAGGCGTGCATCACTGGTTATGCTATGTCTAATGTACATACTGTCACGCCTATAGGTAACTCATGCGTCGCACCTAAGCAAGGCGGAGAATGTAAGGATTGTCGCGCGTGTTGGTCTAATGATACAGTTTCTTACGCTATGCACTAATCAAGGGGTTTACTATGATTAAAACTATGATCGCAAAATATAAGGGTATTTGCGCCGATAGCGGTGTAGCTATATCCGTGGGTGATGAAATCCAATATTGTACTGTAACGCGCCGCGCGTGGCTTACTGAACACGGGGATTGTCGCACGTCAACGGATAATGGTAGATATATATCCGATATTATTCGTATAGGAAAAAACGAATTCTATAGGAATAAACAAGGGCGATGCATCGATGCGCCTTGTTGTGGGTGTTGCACTATTTAAGCTACTATACGTAGAATGCCACTGTAAGCCCTTAATTCTAGGGTTTACGGGGTTATTTTGCCCGCCACTTATCAAGGATCGATTATGTCCAATATTCCTCCGCTTACATCACGTCAAAAAGCTTTGATTGTCTCCAATGTGCTCAAAGCATGTACTGATATTGAAAAGCTTAACAGTACGGGTTATAAGTATTTATACTTATGCTCAGGCTTTATCGCCCATTACAATTTGAACGGGTTTAAAGCTTACTATCGTGAGCATTCATTAAAACGCGATATTGAACGAAATTATCGGCAAAATCAGTGGCGAAATTTCCGTGACGGGGATGAGCACGCGGGTTATTATCATTCTAAACGTGACGTATACAATGCAATTCTCGGTGGCTTAGTCGCACGTGACGAATTGGATGCACTGGTTTTTATGCGCGATCACTTTGAAATCGTTCACATAAGGGGCTAATGATGCAGCAAGTATACAAAAATAACCGTTTCAATACGTTATCTGAAGCACTAGAATCAGAAGGTATTTTGCATATGTGGCACGGGGATCCTATTGCATACGGGGAAACCAAAGGGATCACATTTGACGATGGTACAAAATATGGCCATTACGTATCGGTTTATCGTGACGAACGGGGATTTTACGAACGTCCTATACACTACAAAAGGGGTTAACATGCTAAACAATCGTGATTTTATTGAATTAGAGCGCCGATTGTGGCGCGAAGGAAACCCATTAGCTGACGAATTAGCGTCAACACGTGACGAATTGAAAGCATTGATGTCTGAAATGAATAAAGTACTACATAAGTATTCACCTGCATTGAGTGCTTATGCTGACGTGACAGATCTAGATTATTTCAGAGAATGGGATAATTGCATGGATGCAGTGGACAATTTAACTTACCACCTAGGGGAATGACATTATGACAGAATTAGAATTTGAAGATCTATTTGACCGTGGGCAGCTTGATTGTGAGTTTGCCATGTGGATTAGTGAACACTATGATGCATGGTCAAAGGCTAAAATGCTATCATATTGGGAGGATCCGGACGCATATCAGGAATTCAAGGATTCTATGGTTACTGTTGTGAAAAAACAACAGTATTCTCTTGGGCCTAATCCATTGGATAAATTCCCTTCTATGTGGGGGACACCTAAATGATAATGATTCTCATTTGCTACTGTATTGACTTAATTGTGGAGCATGACCTATGGTAGATTCCTATTGGCCTTTCCCGTCTGAGTGTCCACCTAAGCCTTGGACACCTGAACAACAACGCGAGTATGATCAACAGCAAAGGGCTAAAGTGCCTGATGCACCTATGTGATTGAAGGAGATTATTGTGGATAAAAAACAACACATCTATCATGTGATGGTGGTCAAGCGTGATTATCATCATATTTACGTCAAAGCGTTTAATGAAGATGAAGCAGAAGAAATTGTCATTGAGCAGATATTAGAAAATCCTGACGATTCTGTATTAGATGCTTACTGGGACGATTCGGAGTGTGAGGCGATAGCTCTAGAACGTGTTAAAAAGCCCTCTAAGGCACTTAAAACCATCAACTAAGGGCTAGATAGCCAAAGGGGTAAATAATGCATTGTAGCTGTTGTGATAGATTACTGACTGAGTTTGAATCTACTCGTCGTAATGCTAATACTTTCCAGTTCATTGACCTTTGTAAGGTCTGTTTTGAGGATGTTAAGCCTTTTGTGCCTACCATCGACAGAGCAGACCTGATAACGGAAGCTGACTTGGATGAGGAACCAGAGGAAGACAATCTGGACTCAGGGGTTTCTACAGGACTTCAAGACATCATTATAGATACTATAGAGAACTATAGAGACTATGATGAACATGAAGAACATTAAAGTAACCATTAAAGTAAATACTACTTTATTGTCTATCTTTAAAACTACTTTAAAGTATTAAGGGGATAACATGAAAGATTCTAAGGTCGAAAGAGAAGAACAAATTAGAGAACAGACTCTAATGAACGAAGAAGCCCATTATGTGCACACAATTAATGCTTTCGTTGAATTGATTGTCTTGTACGGATGGGATACAGTCCAAAAAGACTTAAGGAATGCAGTCTTCAAGAAGGAATGGTGATATTGATGATCATATCTTTGTTTGTCTTTGTCTTAACTTTAATCAAGGTGTCACTTAAGTGACAATTAAGGAATCAAAATGAGTGGAACAGCTACATTGACTTATGACTTGTCTAAACCTGAGCAGGTCATGGCACATAAGTATGCTCTGAAGGGCTTAGAAGCCTGTCAGATGCTCGAAAGTCTCAAGGCGGCTACCCAAGGCTACCAAGCCTATAAAGGTCTCTCTGAGAGCGTTCTAGCGGACATCATCGCTGATTTGTCTAAGTGGGAGGATGTTAAGCTATGAGCGTACTAAATTACATTCTCAATCTCTTGTTACCAAAACGGGAACACAAGCCATGAAGACAGTACTCGCACCTAATGCACCTTGGCCTACATGGACACCAGTGCCGCCTAAGCGATCACATCATAAAAAGAAAAGACTCAAGCCTAGCGAAGTAGACGCTAACTTTGATAGATGGATTAAGAAGGAGTTTCCCAAAAATGGAACACGATGAAGACCCGCAGGACTTGTCCGAGGACTACGAGCGTAGCGAGGACTATACCGATGAGATAGACGAGTTTGATTACTGCCATGTCTGTAATGGCTCAGGCGAGGGCATGTACGATGGCTCCAGTTGCTACCATTGTGGAGGCACAGGTGATGAGCCAGTAGACAAGGAGAATGATTGCGATGATTACTACGGGTAACCTCAAGGTAGCGTCTAAGTTCTTACGTCATGGGCCGTGTGAGGCTTGTGGTAGCTCAGATGCCAACAGTTTCTATGATGATGGGCATACGTACTGTCATAGCTGTCAAAACTATACATCAGGAAATGAATATGTAAACAATTCCGCATTTTCTATACATGAGAAACCAACAAAAACGAAAGTATTTACAATGAAGACACAAGGGGAAGTGAAGGCCATCGTGGACAGAGGGATCGTCAGGGAAACCTGTGAGTTCTTCGGTGTCACACAGGAGACAGGGAAGCACTACTATCCTTATTTCGATGAAACAGGCGCTAAAGTAGCGGAAAAGATCCGATCTGTAGAGAACAAGACATTCTCCATCGCCGGAAACTTTCAGAAAGCGACACTTTTCGGACAGTCTTTGTTTCAGAAAGAGGGTAAGTACATCACCATTGTCGAGGGTGAGCTGGACGCATTGGCTTCGTATCAGATGACAGGCAGCAAGTGGCCTACTGTGAGCATCCGTAATGGGGCTTCAGCGGCTGTTAAAGACTGCAAGGCTCAGTATGAGTACCTAGATAGCTTTGAGACTATCGTGATCTGCTTCGATGGTGATGAACCCGGTCAGAAGGCAGCTAAGGAAGTCGCTGAGTTGTTTGGGAACAAGGTTAAAATAGTTAAACATTTGAAAGGATACAAGGATGCAAGCGATTATCTATCTGAGGGAAAGTCAAGCGAATACGTTAACCAATGGTGGAGAGCTGAAAGTTATGTACCAGACGGCATCATCCAAGCCTCTACGTTGTGGGACAGCGTATCTACACCTGAACCCGTTGCCGAAGCCTTCTACCCCTTCAAAGGACTCAACGAACTATTGTACGGTTTGCGACCCTCAGAACTTATCACAGTCACGGCTGGAAGTGGCCTTGGTAAGTCCCAGTTTCTCCGAGAAATCCTCTATCGAATACTCGAAACTACAAAGTGGAATATTGGCGGAATGTTCTTGGAGGAGTCAGTGCGAAAAACCGCAAGGTCAATTATGTCCTTACACGCAAACAAAAAACTTCATCTGCCAGACACCCCTGTTACAGAACGAGAATTGAAGGAGGCTTTCGATGCTACTCTCGGTACTGATCGTGTATTCCTGTTTGACCATTTTGGCTCTCTGGCTATTGACAACGTCCTTAACCGCATTCGATACATGGCTCGTGCCTGTGATTGTCGTGTGGTTTTCCTCGACCATATTTCTCTTGTTGTGTCTGGTATGGATGGCAACGATGAGCGTAAGTCGATTGATGTATTGATGACTCGTCTGCGGACACTGGTTCAAGAAACAGGTATTACCTTGATCTGTGTATCACACCTAAAACGACCTAGCACATCGAACAAAGGACATGAGGACGGAGAAGCTGTCTCGTTGTCTCAGCTGCGAGGCTCAGGTGCTATCGCTCAGTTGTCCGATGCTGTGATCACCTTAGAGCGTAACTCCATGAGTCAAGACCCTGAGATACGTCACACGACCAAGGTAGCAGTCGCTAAAAATCGCTACAACGGTTTAACTGGCCCTGCGTGTGCATTGAAGTACGACATGAACACTGGACGTATGATTGAAGTTATATTGGAGGCACTATGAGATTTAATGGACACGATTACAATCCTGAACGTGATGATTCTCGATTAACAGGTCAACTTCTAAGAATTTGGGATATTGTTAAAGACCGTCAATGGCGCACATTAAATGAAATTTCACTTTTAACTGGTGATCCAGAAGCAAGTATTAGTGCTCAATTAAGGCATTTGAGAAAACCACGCTTTGGGGGTCATAAAGTTGAAAAGAAATACATAAATAATGGTTTGTATAAGTATCGTGTACTTCCACAGGAGAACCTAGATGATTGAAATGATTATCGTAGGGACTATCGGTATTGGCTACAGTGTTGTAGGCGTACTACAGTGGCTCAAGGGTGACATGGGTGCTGGTATCATGTGGATCGGTTACTCATTCGCTCAAATCGGACTATTTATAAATCTCAAATGAAAATCGCATTGGACATTGAGACCGATATGTCACATAACGTGATACATCTTTGTGTGACTCAAAACATTGAAACAGGAGAAACAATTACATGGAGCAATCCAAGTGGGTTAACAGCCTATCTCGAAAAGGCATCACAGTTGATCGCATTCAACGGCCTATCATTCGACTTTCCGATCTTAAACAAGCTCTGGAAGACCAAGATTGGGTTGAAGAAAGCGTACGATCCACTCGTGGTAAGCCGACTCTTAGAGCCAACAAGGGACGGGGGACACAGCCTAGCAAATTGGGGCGAAACTCTGAAGCTTCAGAAGATTGAGTACGAACGTGTTTGGGAATGGTTGAACAATCGTAGACAAGAGTACAAGGGAGAATGTTATGACAATCCTCACATGGGTTTGCTTGAGCATTATTGTCAGCGGGACGTTGATGTGTTGGTTAGAGTCTTCAAACACTTAGAGCTAGAGATTGACTCTAAAGAATTCTCTCGTGACTCAGTTCACTTGGAACACCAAGTAGCAGCAATCATAAACAAGCAAGAGAAGAACGGATTCAAACTAGACACCATTCACGCTACGTGCTTACTAGCTGAACTCAAGGGGAAGATGAGTGCCATCAATGATAAAATGCAGGATCTCTATCCACCGTATGAGGTTGAGCGCATCTCTGAAAAGACAGGGAAGACACTCAAGCCTGAAGTGGTGGTATTCAATCCAGCTTCTAGACAACAAATAGCTGAGAAGCTTATTGGCCTAGGGTGGAAGCCTAAGAAGTTCACTGAGCCTACAGCTAACTACCCACAAGGTCAGGCTATTGTCGATGAAGCTGTATTGATGTCTCTGAAGTATCCTATCGCTCAGTTGATCGCTGAGTACATGATGCTAGGGAAGCGTATCGCTCAGATTGAATCGTGGTTGGAAGTCGTAGGTAAGGACGGAAGAGTTCACGGTAGAGTCATCACCAACGGAGCTGTAACAGGCCGTATGACTCACATGAAGCCTAACATGGCACAGATTCCTAACTCAGGCTCACCCTATGGCCTTGAATGTCGTCAGTGCTGGACGGTTGAGGAAGGTAATGTTTTAGTTGGAGCTGACGCTAGTGGCCTAGAGCTGAGAATGTTAGCTCATTACATGAAGGATAAAGATTATGTCAGAACAGTTTGTGAGGGATCGTCTAAAGAGGGCACGGATGTCCACACGGTTAATCAGAAGGCCGCAGGGCTACAAACTAGGGATCAAGCAAAGACTTTCATATACGCCTTCCTCTACGGCGCTGGCCCATCGAAGATTGGCTCGATTGTCGGTGGTAGTAGTGCCACTGGTCAAAAACTTATCGATGCCTTCCTTAAAGGGACTCCCGCGCTCCAGCGTCTACGTGATAAAGTATCCGCATATGCGTCCGAGGGCTATGTACCGGGGCTTGATGGTCGTAAGATTTGGGTTCGCTCTGAACATGCGGCAGTCAATAGCTTGCTTCAAGGCGCAGGTGCAATCGTCATGAAGAAGGCTCTTGTGATCTTTAATGATAAGATCAAGGTTAACAAATGGGATGTAAAGCTAGTCGCTAATGTTCACGATGAAATTCAGTTTGAGTGTTCACCTGAGATTGCCGATGAAGCAGGTAAAGCATGTGTACAATCAATCAGAGAAGCAGGGTTAGCGTATAATCTACGATGCCCTCTCGATGGGGAATATAAGGTGGGACGTAACTGGAAGGAAACCCATTGATAGACAGATCAGATAAATTAAAATCTCAGATCATGCTGAACATAGGTGAGGATTCTTTCACTTTATTGCACAGTAGTGATCTAGATCTTCTTGAGGTATACTTGGTGCTCTCAGCAGCCCTAGCGCACATCGAGGATGAAGCGGAAAGCATCTCTCGTAAAGAGGGTAGCTATCTACAGTAAACTTAAAAAGGAAACTTTAAAATGTCAGATTTGAAACCAGTGAAGATTAGCGGTGAGTTGTTTTGGAGCCGTTGGATGGGCGAATTTAATACAGCTTTTAATCCAGAGAATGAGCGTTACGAATGCACCATCGGTAACATCAGTGATAACGATGCAGCGAAGCTCACAAGCTTAGGCATCAAAGTCAAGCACAAGGATGCTATGGGTAACTTCATCGTCGCTAAGAGCAAGTACTTGTTCAACCCTACAGATGACACCATGAAAGAGGTAGACGTTAAATCTCTCGGTAATGGCTCCAAATGTGTAGCAGTTCTCACAGCGTATACGCACAGAGGATCAGCTAAATTCGGTAACTCACCCACGATCAAGAAGCTGATGGTGACTGAGGTAGTGACTTACACACCAGAGGCTACTGTCGAAGAAGATGACGACGCCCTCTAAGCCTCGTTTAGCCATCATTGACGCTGACATCATAACCTATCGTGTTGGGTTTGCCAGTGAAGACGTTGATGAGGCTATCTGTTTGGCTCGTGTGACTCAGTTAGTTCATGAGATTGTTTTCGGTGACTTGAAGTGTGACGACTACAAAGCGTACATTACAGGTCGTAGTAACTTTCGCAATGAGATAGCAGTTACTGAGCCTTACAAAGGGAACAGGAAGGATGCTAAGAAGCCAGTGCATTATGCAGCTATCAGGAACCATCTCCAGCGCCTAGGGGCAGAACTGGTTGAAGGTCAAGAAGCTGACGATGCAGTGGCTATCGAGGCAACTAAGACGGGTGGATGGATTGTCTCCATCGACAAAGACCTAGATCAAGTCGCTGGTTGGCACTACAACTTCGTGAAGCACGAGGAATACTACGTTACTGAGGAGCAAGGTCTTCGTAACTTATTCACTCAGGTGCTCACAGGGGATCGTATTGACAACATCATTGGCTTGAAGGGCATAGGGCCTAAGAAGGCAGAGAAGCTTCTTAAAGATTGTAAAACTGTAAGGGAATACTATGACGCTTGTCTCAAAGCTTACGATAATAATCAACTTCGTGTCGATGAAAACTTAATGTTGCTATGGCTACGAAGAACACCAAACCAAACGTGCCCTCATCTTTCTATCTTGTTGGGTGTCAATGGACAGTCAAGTACGTAGAGGACTTGAGCGAGTACGGTAAATGTGATTGTGCTACATTCATCATCTATCTTCGCTCAGGTATGAACAAGAACTTCACTGAACAGACATTCTGCCATGAACTCGTCCACGCTATCATGTTCGCTATGGGACATACTCAGCACGATGAGATTTTCGTAGATGCCTTCGGTGCTTTGTTGCATCAGTATGAAAGGACTAAACTGTGATTGAAATTGAAAAAGAAATGTTTTTACAAGCCTTACACGATGAAAATGAACGTCTAGGTTTGTATGAAGATGCTTACGAAGATCCAGAAAACACTTTGCATTGGCACGCTTTAAATTATCGAACAGCCTCAACTCAAAATGCTCAAGAGATGTTTGAAAAACTAGAAAAGTTTGTTGAAATTAAAGTTGCACAAGCAGTACTGAAAGTTTTGATGTAATGGTAACACGTAAGACAATGAGCAAACGAGCTGTGGCTCTAAAGCATGGTTTCAGATCAGGCTTAGAAGAGGACGTAGCTAAGATGCTCACAGAGGCAGGGATTCCTTTCACTTACGAAGAGACTAAGATCAAGTACATCAAGCCAGCGAGTGAACACCAGTACACACCTGACTTCGTACTTGACAACGGTATCATCATCGAGACTAAAGGGTTATTCACAGCGATTGATCGTCAGAAGCACATGCTAGTGAAGCGACAGCATCCTCATTTGGATATTCGTTTTGTCTTCTCCAACAGCAAGGCTAGACTGAGTAAATCATCGAGGACAACGTATGGTATGTGGTGCGAGAAGAACGGCTATTTGTACCATGACAAAGTAATCCCTGAACATTGGCTAAATGAACGTAGAAGGAGTATTTACAATGCAAGTCACATTACGCAAGGAACATGAAGACGGTAGCGCAACCTACACGTTTGACATGAACGATGAAGAACGTCACGCACTTCTTCGCTTAGGTATCATCACAGCTCTTGAGCGAGGTATCGAAGAAGCTAAGAAATACCGTGACGATACAGGCTACGATGACGATGAGGTACAAGATGTCGAAACTGATAGTTCACTACCAAAGCCCTCCGTTTAAGCCTGACTGGATGGAAGGGTGCTACAAAGTTTACGTGACTGACCATCCTAGACTAGGGTGTCGTTTAATTACAACATCTAAGGTCTTAAAAGATTACGGTAACGGTATCTTTGAAACACAATGGGTGGTGTATCATCCTGTAGACGGAGACTTCAATGACACTTAATGAATACTTTCATGCAATCGTAAAGAACAAACCAAAGGAGTTAACTATGTTTGAGAATCTAAAGATACACTTCATGTCCTTATGGACTAAGCCTGTAGCCTTCGTAGAAGACCATCCTAAGCTCATGGATGATGACTACTGGGCTTTCGAGATGGTGACTCACGAATGGATTGATGAGTGTGGTGTTGTACATCCTATCAAAGAGACA